GGAGCGTTGAAAGGCTTAGGAAGAACTATGGGTCCAGCAGGTGCTGCTATCATGATACCTGATTTTATAAAATCTCTTATAGAAAGTGGTGACTGGAAAGAAGCAGCACAAGCAATACAAGAATTTGGACCTGCAATATATCCTGGTATTGGTATGGGTGTGGGAGGTATTGTTGAAACAGACCCTGCGGCTTTAGCACAAAGATATGCAGAAGATAAGCCTGTACCATTTGGCACTACAAGAAGTGAAAAGTTATTAGCAGATGCCGCTGCTGCTAAGTCTATGGCAGAAAGATCAGGCTATGAAGTAACAGAAGAGTTTGGTAGTGGTGCAGTTATGGGTAAACCAACAGAACAAAGAATTCTTTTATCAGATGAAGAAGCTATGGCAGAAGCTCTTGAGTTAATGGGGATTAAGTAGTGGGATATGTAGACACAGGAATAACTAAGTGGTTTAGTCGTAAGCTGTTCGTATTCCTTACAGCCACTAGTTTATTTGTAGTTACAGGTAACTTAGCCTCAGAAGACTGGACTGCTATAGCCTTAGTCTACATTGGTAGCCAAGCTGCCGTAGACATTGCAACAAAATGGAGACATGGAAGATGAGTAAACTTACTAGAAAAGAACAAGAAGAGTGGAAGAAATTTTCTCAGGCTGAAGATGAGCACTACGAGGCACGAAAAAGGTTTGAGGAAAGAAGACAAGAAATAATTAGGGAACAAAAACTAGAAGAGATGCTTTTAGAATTCTTAAAAAGTAGAGGTTTACTTCCCGAACAAAGACACAGACCACCATGGTATGCAGAATCTAAGCAACATCCTAAACATGGTGCAGCAATTAATATTATAATTGCAACAGACAAAGACGAGATAGAAGAAGAATTAGAAGAAGAAACATCTTAATTAATTACTAAAAGGAGAATAAAGATGGGATTAGGAGAAAGACAATGGGCTAACAACCCAATAGTAAATGGAAGAACGACGGTAGTACTACTCGCTGCAGCCGCAGCATATGCCAGTTTGTGGACAGCAATTACCGCTGCAGCAGGTGGTGCTGATGCAGTAGCAGGTTGTACAGGGGTATTAGTTTGTGCTAATAGTACTGATGTATTTCTAACTACTGAACCAGCGGGTGATGCTGCTATTGCTGCAGCAGGACTTAAGCTCATAGCTGCAGCAGGTGTACACCACTTTTTGCCAGTAAATGGCAGTACAGGACCAATTACATATCTAGGTACCCCTGCCTGTATACTGTACTTTGACTAGTGAAACTATTAGATAACAGATCATTAATTAGATTACAGATACTCAATATCATTTTGGTTCTGTCTCTGGTTGCAATGGGGTGGCTCTTAGAGGGCTGTACTATCCAAGTAGAGACAGAACCTATTGAAGTTGAAGTACCAACAGTAGAGATTAATATCGTTCAGGATATGGATTGTGATCAATTTGATTTGTTTCACTACTTATCTTATCCTGTCTGTGAAAAGTATACTAGAACTGAGTGCTGTAATATGAGATGGTCACAGACATGTATGATTTCATTCTGTGATGGCTGCATTGGATTAGATGCAGGATGTTTAGGAGATCCAGAAGATGATAAAGAAGATTAAAAAGGGAGAATATAGTCTCGTATCTAAGAAGACTGGTAAGAAATTAGGTAAGCATCCTAGTAGAGCGGCTGCTCTAAGACAGGAAGCTGCTATTAATATCTCAAAGAAAAGGGGGAAGGCATATGGCAAATCCTAAAGCAGAAGCAGCTAGACAAATAAAAGAAGAGTATGGTGTAGAGGAATGGACTGGTGGTATCATGGGTGGTACTACTATAAATCCTGAGACTGGAGAAAAGATAATGTCTTTTCATTACAAACCAAAGAAGAAAACACAGACTACTAAACATAAGGTTAGTCCAGAAGAATTAGCTAGACATAAAGCTTCAGAGGCAAAGTGGTTAGGCTATGAGGAAGAGGTTAGTGAGGCTGATGCTGCAGCCTTTGAGTATGCGGTTGGAGGGATGGACCCTCAAGAACATATGGATATGCTGAAGGGTTATACAAAAGACTCAGCCGACTATAGAGATGCAGTCATAGAGGACTTCGAAGAAACTATGTATGAACACAGTAAGCTCTTAGAAGATACAATAGATAGATTAGGCAACCCACCCTTCACAGAACAAGAGCTACGAAACATGTTAAATGATATACGGTTTTATGAAAACTCAATCGAAGGTCTTCAGAATGAGATTGATTATGTTAAAGACATTGATGAAACTCAATTTAGAGTGAAAATGCAAACAATAGATAAAGTAAAATGATTAGTAAGTCCATTACTATTACAAACAAGGAGAAATAAAATGGCTAAAGGTCTAACAGACAAAGAGAAAAGAGATGAGATGGTGGTACTTCTGGAAGGAATGCCCGAAGAAGATATTGAGGCTACATTACCTTTAGAGGATGAGAGTCTAACTGTTGATGAGGCTATGGCTGCAGCGGTACCAATTGAAAATGAATTCTATGAAGAGGTAACAGTCTTAGTGGAAGACTGGGATCCAAAGACTGCTGAGGGTAAGAAATACCACAAGCAACTTAAGAAAGCCCACACTAAAGAATCTAAGAAACAGGGTTATTCAGCCCGAGAAGATGAAGCTTTAGGTATGGAGACAGGAGCAGAAGCTACTAAGTCTCAATCAGAAGCAGCCCGTAGAGATGAAAGTCTCGGAGACTACGGTACCAGAACCTAATGAAAATAGATCCAGTATCATCTAATTTTATGCCTATAGGTCAGCCCCGAGGGTTAGCCCAAGGTAATCAACCTGCATCTAAAGAAAGTCCCATAGAGGGTACAAAACCTACCCAATCTGGACAACCTATGGATGGCTGTGGAAATAGTTTATCAACAAAAGATATGGTGCAGTTAGTAATGGCTGTACAAATGATTGAGAAACTAAATGAAATCACATCAGATATAATTGATAAGTATTTGAAATGACATGTAACATACCGCAATGCACTGACGTTGTAAGATTTATAGTCCAGTCACCAAAACAAAAACTCAATACCTGTGAGGAACATCTACTAAAAACTATAGAAGATGCCAGAGGTATTGAGTTTTATGTTGTTAAGATTGATGTAGTCTAAACTGAACAGATTAAAGTTTCATTCCTTTTCTTTTTAGGTGGCATCAAATTAATTACTAACCTAGCTGGAGTATCATAAAAGAACTCCGTCACCTCTATCTTCGACTTCCAATTCCACTTCTTTCGTTTGTCCAACTCCATTACAAACCTCTCCTCCATTTTCATCCAAGATTCCATTGACCTCGATTTGTGATCTTTCGACTTCACAGTCTACCTCCTTATAGGTTACAAAATTAAGACACTTAGCTCCGTAAACAGATTTGAAATGTTTAATCAAAGCATATTCATTCATACGGAGATCTCGCTCCTTATCAATAAACATAAGAACACGACCTGTAATATCTTCAGGTTCATAGTAATTAAATAGTTTATTGGTATGTATATTCTTAGCGACCTTAGCCCTATGAACTGCTAACCTATCGTTAAAGTTCTGAGTAGTGGAACCAATGTAGGTGCTGCCATCAGTAAAGAACAACTGATACACTGCTGGTTTCTTTCTTTTAGATCTAGCCTTTGAACAATTCTTACGATGACACGGCTTACAATATCTATTGAGAGCATCAGGCTGACGAACGTCACTACCAAAATCTATAATTGGTAGAACCTGATGACACTTCTTACAGCCTTTCATATCTGAGGGTAAGTTCTTATTCCTTTCTTTTAATTCTTCTTCAGTAAAATTCTTCATATAAGTTTCTCCTGTTGCTTTCCCTGCATAATCTAATACAGGTACTTTAATGTTAAATCTCTTCATCTGTACTTCCTTTCTAATAGTGCCCACCTATCAGTATCAACATCATCAATAGGCACATTCGCTGCCATTGCTATCTTTAATTCATTCAGATCCTTTTGTATTCTTTCAAGCAATAGCATTCCTCTTTTTATTTCATTCTCAATCATCACTATAGTTGCTAAATAACTACCAGTTTTTTTTGTGTTAGACATATTTACTCCTTAAGTTATTGTCCTTATATATATAAGTATACCATAAAACTAAATAATGTTAAAGGTATATTTATTCTTTTTGAAATATATTAAAAAAACATTGAACAAATTCTGTGGTTGTGGTATAGTTATATATGACTGGACAAATAGTCTAGATCTTACGTAGTCAATGACCGAACAGTAATCACCTTATGTGATAAACGATACGGGACAATGAGTTGCTGTATCCTAAGACTTCTGTAGGTGATGAATGTTGTGAGCAGATACCCCCATCTTAGACTGTTGCAGCAACGGCTGTGTAACAGCAGTTTTCTTTTCTGGTTTGAGGATGTGATTTGAACCCATCATTCTCCGATATGAATCAGCAGTGAGCATTCAACTGGGGGGGTTTTCTGTTGGACTACTGATCAGACAATCTATTACTATTAACTAAATTAGATAAAGTGTGATATTATATATACAAACCCTCAGACTCTTCACTACGTTCAGAGTCTTCGACGGTTATAAAATAAAAGTAACTTATAAAATTGAATAAATACTTAAGATACTACTTACTAAAGGAGGTAGATAATTGAAAAATAAAACTAAAAAGAAAGCTTCTCCTCAGCCACCTACGGTGTCAGAGTCGAAGCCTATAACATACTTAGATACTGTGGAGGATTTTCTTGTTGGTCTTCAGAAAGAAACTGGATTAACTAGACACGAAATTATTGAAGCTACTTTGTTTGGATTACTGAGAGAAAGTCATTCATTACTGGGTGGAGCTACTAATATAGTTAAGTTTAATTATGAGCAAGTACAGTACAGAAAATAAAATAAGAGTAGGAGATTTAGTTACCATTAAGAGACTAACTTCTAAGACAGGTAAAAACTCTTATAAGCATCTTCCTCCAGACACATTAGGATTAGTGGTTAAGAAGATAGATAGTTCAGTAAAGGGTATACTATTTCAGTTGTTGATTGGAGAACAGCTTCTGATTTTCCCTGATTACATATTAAGGAAAGTAAATAAAAATGAAAGAACACTTGAAAGGTTCGTTAGGTCCGAAGCTAAATGATCTAAGGTTTCAGGTTATGGAACAAGCCAATGAATTGTTGGAGAGAATATTAGATTTAGAAACCAATTATGATAATCTAAAAAAAAGAGTTAGTCATTTGGAATATAAACTTTCTTTTATTGTATTTCCTCACGAAACAAAAGAGGATGAGGAAGACGACACAATAGATAGATTTGATTATACAGGAGGAGAGTAATGGCTGCAGCTTTATCTGATGACGGATATAAAATGGGTAAGATATTAGTTCAACTAAGAAAAGCTTTTCCAGATGTAGAGTGGAAGTCTAAACTAAATTCGAATATGATTAGAGGTTACTATCAGGAAGAGACAATGGAAACTGTAGATGTACCAGAACATTTCTTGATTACATTCTTTAATGGCTCTAAAAAATATGAAGCTTCCCTCAGATCTTACAAAGCTGTATGTAATACTTTTAATCTAGATCCAATAGAAGCAATCTTAGAGTTAAAGGAAAAGTTAAATGCTAAAGAAAAGATTCTTAAGAAAGCCATTGAAGCTATCACTAAGGAAGGAGATGATAAGAATGAGTGAAGAAATAAAAGGTGCAGAAGGAGATGCTTTAGTAGAAGAAGCATTAGCTGATGTAGGTGCAGTAGTATTAGCAAAGCCCAAGAAAAAGAAAAGAAAGTATCTAAAGAAAACTACTATGATGCCTAAAGAATTGGTAGAGGCATTGTATAAAGAATGTATTGTCCAATGTAGTAATGCTATGAACTCTATCTTTCTAGTATTCTTTGATAAAGAAACAGCTAAGTCAGATAACTTTAATAGTCAGAAGAAGAAGTTAGATGCAGTCAAAGGAACACACTTCATCTTTCTTCAGGAGTTAGATACTATTCGGCATTGTTTACAGCCCTACTCAGATGCTACTATGAACCTGAAACATAGGTCAGTTAGACGTATATGTAACGAAGCAAACAGTAGACTTACCAGACTTACTAAAGATTTACATAAAGCAAAGAGACTAAACCATTGGTCAGTAACAGAGTTTGCTAAAGAGATGACATTGTTTGTCACTAACCTTCACGTTACTTTACACGAACAGACCCCTAAGAAAGAACGAAGTAGGGTGCTAAAGGAATACTGTATTAGTGAAGAACTGTGATAGACACGGTAAGAAATATCAGATACATTCTACGTCTGTGTTGTGTTCCCATCCAGAATGTATAAAAAGAATAACGTTAGCCATAGGTAACAAAAGTAATAGTGTAAAAGGTTTGTTACAGATTATTCAAGAGCATCATTCCTTTGATGATATGGTTGGTTACTTAATAGAAAGATTGCTGATAGAAAAGAATGAAGGTAAACCAATAGTGATTAATCCAACATTCTTATGGTTCACATTGAATAGATTTGTTAGAGATGAAATGATACAGATTGCTATTGAAGATGAACTACAACAGATAACTGAAGAAGTACCAGAGAGTTTGTGTGGTTGGTATGTTAGAAAGAACGCAATAACTCCTGAACATATACTGATAGGCAGAGACTTACTATCTATTATCTCAGATAAATGGGGAGAATCATACGCTCTATATCTTTCAGGAAATATTAGTAAGGCAGACCTATTAAAAGTAGAGGGCTTAGGGTATAATAAACTGAGGGATAAACTAAGTGACATACGCTCTTACTTTGATGAGAACTTTTTACTACACACCAAATAAATATACAAATATATGATATATTCCTTTACAAACTAGAAGAATGATGTTATAGTATATATATGGAAAGTTGGAAATGGACACCAACAAGGAGATAGATAATGTATGAGTATGAAGCAGAGATTCGTTTCGAACTAACAGAGGAAACGTTTGAGCACATTATGGGTAGAGAAGTAAAGGACGAAGAGGATTGGAGAAAGTTTGTAGACTGTATGATTGATGCAGCTTATGACCATCAGGAAGACCTTCTTCAAGGTAATGTAAAAGTTCCTTTCTCTACGTATGATGACAATCCATTGAACGATGATTGGAAGGTAGTATAATGAGTGACTATGAAGAGAAACCTAAAGAACCTGATTACTGTTATGACCCATTGGATAAATATCGAATAGACCCAACTAAATGTTATGCACAAAAGGATTGGGATGCATACTATGAGTGGAGAAATAAATGCGAGGATAGAAAAAAAGAATAATGAAAATCTATGTAACTAATATTCAGTGGGACTATGACCCTTACAGTATAACAGAGGAACAACTAACTCTACTGCCAACTAATGTAGTAATAGAGATAGACACAGACTTATGTGAGAATGGAGATGATATAGAAACTTATTATACAGAGGATGTAGATAACCTATGTGATTACGCTCAGTGTATGGGCTTTGAGTATAGTTTGTTAGGTTTTGACTTAGATGTTGTTCAGACTATAGGTACAGATACACATAGAAGCTATGTAGACTATGAACAGTCACTAACAGACTACGAAGCAGAACTAAAAGAATATGTAGGTGGTATTCATTGAAGAGGAACTGCCCTCTGTGTAGCAAACAAATAACTTATACAAATAAGCTAAGTTACCAGAGGGCAGAAAAGAATAATAAACTATGTAAGATATGTTCTATCAGGGAAGGACAGAGGTTAGAGAGAGAAGCAGTGCAAAGATTTGTAGATAGTATAAGAAAAAAGATTAACAAATGACACTGTTAAAACAACTACTACTTTACCTTTGCTGCTTTGGTGGAGTAATAGCCCTTACAGCCCTTATTCTTTACATATTGCTATGGGTAATCAGTTTACATATGTAATGCTTATAGACAGCAAATACTACCCTACTTATTATATCCCCCCTCTTTTTTGTATATCCCCCCAGTTATGTTAGTGTATATCACTTCTAAGGGAAGGATTTTATAGTTTATGCCTAAGAAACCAACAAACAAACTAAGTTTAATCGATTTAATCAATGCTTTACCATCAGTAGACGTAGCTTCTTCAGATTTGAAAGCTTTAATATTACAGCTTATTTTAGATACCCCTACAGATGACCCCAATAAACCATATGCTAATCGTAGTAGGGTTAAGTTGGAAGCATTAAAACTATTATCAGATATTAATAGACAGGATTCAGTTTCAGACTATGAGGCTGACTTACTTGAAATACTAGGAACAGATGATGAAGAAGACTAATCTATTTAATCTCTACAATCTACTATACATTATAAAAAGCCGCTATAATCCTCAGCCTCTTTCAGAGTCTTCAGATTATATCACGGCTAAACTAAATAAAGATAAGATAGATAAGATAGAAAAGATAACTACTTCCTCAGCCACAACTATTAGTTGTCCCCAGTATTCAGTACCAGAGGTTCTTTGTAACTACTTATATGTCCCTCAGAATCATCCAATGAATGAACAGGATGGTTACCATATGATAAGTAATGATGATGACACAGAGGGACACACAGAACGTGGTGTGATTGTTATAGACATATGATAGACATACATAATATCCCTCAGAATAAAAGTAGTATTGTGTACATCAAAATAAAGTAGATATGGTACTTTTAATACGCACCCAATTTTTAGTAACTAAATTTTATGAACAGTAGAACACAAAAAGAAATAGCCAAGTGTCGTGATGACTTTGAATACTTCTGTAAAAAATATCTAAAGATAGTAGATAAGAATGGTAAGCTCGTTCCTTTACAACCGAATACAGCCCAACAAAGGTTTTTATATACCTTAACTGAGAACCCATGGCTCTATGTACTGAAGGCTCGTCAGTTAGGTCTGACAACCATCATAGCAGCTAGGTTGTTTCATAAGTGTCTGTTTACCCCTAATCATAAGGTTGCAGTTATTGCACACACAAGGGATGCAGCTAAGACAATCTTTGAAATTTATAAAAGATACTATAGCAACCTACCCAAGTTCCTGCAATTCAAGACTGAAGCAGCCAATGTTAATGAACTAGTCTTCTTTCATGGAGGGTACATCAAGGTAGGTTCAGCTTCTAGTAATAGCTTTCGTGGTTCAACGTACAACAGTCTGCATCTGTCAGAGTTTGCTTTTTATGATGATATTACTTCAGCTATTCAGGCAGTGTTTCAGACAGCTACCCCTAATGCTGAGATTATCCTAGAGACAACAGCTAATGGTATTAATGATGCCATGGATATTTGGAATGATGAAAATGGATTTGGCAAACTATTTATATCGTGGTTAGATGGTAAAGAGTACTCTTCTAGGAAAAAAATACGCTTTACAGAGTCTGAGAAAAAGTACATTGAGGATTATGAACTGCCCCCTAAAAAAGCAAATTGGTTTGCAGATACACTTAGGGGCAAGTGCCTTAACAATATTAATACCTTTAATCAGGAGTATCCGATAAATGCTGAGGTTGCATTTATTACTTCAGGTCAAAAGTTTTTCCCAATTACTTACCAAGTAGCTAACAAAATAGAAAGGATAGGATGGCAATGGTATGAGGATCCTAAAAAATATCGAACTTACCTTGCAGGTGTTGACACTGCTTCTGGTAGCCCTACTGGTGATTTTAGTGCAGTGGTGATTCTCGATATTACAGATAGAGAGAAATCAAAAGTAGTTGCCACATTTTATGATAGGGTTCCACTTCGAGACTTTACACAACAAGTCTTGGTGGGACTTAAAAAGTTTAATCCACTGGTCGTTGTAGAATCTAACAGTTATGGTTTAGCGATTATCGAGAACCTTCGTGACGATGGTTATGTCCATATGTATCGTCGCACGAAGTATGATAAGATCTCTAATCGTTGGTCTGAACAGTTAGGCTTCTCTACAACTCAGCAGTCTCGTCCGATCCTCCTTTCGAGATTGCACCAGTGGGTTTCTAAACAACACCTTGATCCTGTCTGCCCTCGGATCAAGACAGAGATGAACACTTTCGTATATAACGAGAAAGGTCGACCTGAAGCAGATAAAGGAAAACACGATGACCTTGTGTTTGCATTAGGGTTAGCTCTTGTAGGTTTAGACCAAGTTGCTGACTATGAGGAAGAAGTCCAGAAAGCACAAAGACCATCAGGCATCAGAGAGATCCTGCAATGGGAAAAGCAAACTGGCAATTTATATTCAAAGGAGAAGGGAAATTTTTACGACGGGAAAGAATCCCCCGTTGGCTCCTCTCCTCTAAACAGTCTATAAGTTCTGGGACTTCAAAACCCTGTTAACCCGTCAATCGACGTAAAAGGAGTTTACTATGCTTGACAATGAGCAAAGGGCAAAACTAGCTGAAGCAGCCTCATCGCTTCATCAGGTGGTCGAGCCTCCGTCAGATACCCTCAGAGTGGATGCCACCACTGGCACAGAAAGTGGTGGAGAGGTGGAAGACGTAAAATTAGAGAAATCCGTTAAGATTGAAACAGAGAATGAAGAACGTGTAGAGGTTGATACCTCAGCCGAGGAGACTGATGATAGTCCTCCTAAGCCCAGGGGACATAATGTTCCCTACTCTCGTTTTAAGAATGTCCTAGATGGTAGGAATAAATTTCGTAGTGAAGTAGAGGGTTACAAAGCTCAGCTATCCTCACTCGAACAAAAACTTGCCAACCTAGAACAGTCTAGAACGCAAACCCCCGTTCAACAAACTCAACTAGAAGAGAAAAGTTGGCTCGATGATTTCTTGGCTGAAGATACTGAAACCCATGCCCCAGATTGGCATGGAAAGTATAAAGGCTTAGATGAACGTCTATACAAGTTCGAAGTTGCCCAAGAAGAGAAAGCTCTTAAGGCAGAGCTTGTAGCGATCAAAGAGCAATATCCTGGTGTTCCAGAACAATTTTTACTTCAGGCTGTCATCAAAGATCCCAACGTGGATATGACGCAAGTCGCTGGTGATTATCACAGCTTTATATCAGGTATCGAAGAACAGGCTATTGCTA